GGAATTCGCGCGGCGATCGATCAAGAACGGTCGCTTCTGGGGCACGCGGGCACATCCCTGGCCCCGCGTGAGACTGATCAAAGGGTCCAAGAAGGCGACGGCGCCCGCGCTGCCCGTCGTGCCGCGCAGGGTCAGCAAGGACGAGCACGGCCATGAGGTGACGCCCATCGTGCTAGAGTTCGACCTGGGCGTGCATGGGCTCAAAGAGCAGGCGGTGGAGCGGCTTGGCGTGGCCGACGGCGGTCCTGGTCAGTGCAATTTCGCCGAAGGCATCTCGTCGAACCACTTCGACGAATATTTCGGCGAGACGCTCAAGGATGGGAAGTGGGACCGCAGCGGTCCGAACGAAAGCCTCGACCTGTTCGGCTACGAGGAGGCAGGTCGCCAAATGCTGCAGCCCGATCGCAAGGACATCAAATGGGATGAGGGGAAGCTGCCGCCGTGGGCAACCCCCGTCCTCGTCAACATGGGGGGAGGTGATCTCGCGGTTGCGGTTGAGGGAGCGCCTGTCCCCGCGCCGACTAAGAACAAGGCCAAGGGCAATCTTTTGCAACGCTTTGACGCTTTGAATGGGAGGTAATTTCGTATGATTGCGATGAGCAAATTGCCTTCGCAGGAAAAGCTCGAGCTTCTGCTGACGCTCGATCGAACCTCAGGAAGGATTTACTGGAAAGCGCGATCAGCTGAGCTTTTCATTGCCGGTCATTACAGTGCAGAGCGAAAAGCTGCGGCTTGGAACTCGCGATACGCCGGTCAGGAGGCGTTCACCGCTGTCAATGTTTCTGGGTACAGGCACGGCGGAATTGATGGCAAGCTGTACCTCGCACATCGCGTCGTCTGGAAAATGATGACTGGCGCTGATCCTCTCCAGATCGATCACATCAACGGAGAGCGAACCGATAATCGGCCACAGAATCTAAGATCGGTCGATGCCACGGGGAACGCCAGAAACCAAAAGCTGCGTCGAACTAATCAGTCAGGAGCACCTGGCGTAATCTTGCAGAGGGGCAAGTGGTTGGCGCGGATATGGACAGAGGGCCGTAATCGCTATCTCGGGACGTTTGACGCGTTCGAGGACGCGGTAGCCAAGCGGAAGCAAGTTGAAGCTGCGCAAGGCGACAACCCTAACCGCGGTAGGATCAGCGCCGGAGCGCACTTGTGATGGCAACAGCAGATGAAATCAGAGGGCACATTGCTGACGTGCGCGCTGCGCGTCTGCAGTTGCTCAAGGGTGAACGCGTCAAGGAAGTATGGCGCGACGGCCGTCGGCTGACCTTCAGCGAGATCACCATGGACGGTATCGAGAAAGCGCTGTCGGCTTTGGGCCAGGAACTGGCGGACGTTCTTGCCGCCGATGAGAGCCGCCCGCGCCGCCGGGCTATCGGCATCCGGTACTCGAACTGATGGGGCTGATCTCGGACATCGGCACTGGCCTGAGCCGCGCTGCCTATTCCCTCGGTATCAGCTTCGGTCAGCCGCGGCGCGACGCCGGCCGCAGCGACCTCCCTGAGATGAACGGCTGGAACCCGCCTCCCGGCTTCGCAGGCTCGAACAGCTATGGGGAGCGCGACGCCATTCTGGGCCGCGCCCGGGATCTCGACAAGAACAACGCGTGGATCAATGGCGGTCTTGATCGGCGTGTCGAATCCGTCATCGGCGGATCGATCCGCCTGGCCGCCCAGCCTGAGTTGACGATCCTCAATCGCGATTATGATTGGCGGATGAAGTGGACCGCCAAGACCGAAGCCCGCTTCAAGGTCTGGGGCAAGGACATCGAACGGCGCTGCGACGCGCGCCAGACACTGACGTTCGGCCAGATCGCCAAGCTCGCCTATCTCACCTACCTGCGCGATGGCGAGGCTGCGGCGGAGATCCGCGATGACCAGCGTGGCATCTCCAACACCACCAACGTCCTGCTGTTCGAAGCCGAGCGCATCAGCACCCCGAGCGATCGTATGCTCGAAGAGGGGCCGCTGCTGCGCAATGGCATTGCGTTCGCCTCGAGCGGCGCACCGATCGGCTATTATGTGGCGTCTCGGCACCCCGCCGACAGCGCTGGCCGGAAGGGCGCGGACCGCTGGGATTATGTTCCGCGCTTCGGGAAAACCGGACGAGCCAAACTGGTCCACGTCTTCAGTCCGCGCTTCGCCGAGCAGAATCGTGGCATCTCGCGCCTGGCTGAAGCGATGGTTCCGGCCAAGATGCTGGACCGGGTGGACCGGGCCGAAGTGCAGGCGGCGCTCAAGGCCGCAATCCTGTCCTTCTTCATCAAGTCGCCCGGCTCGACCGACGATCTCCAGCAGGCGCTGGCGCCCACGGGCAACGATAATGAGGTCGATGCCTGGGTCGAACAGTATCTCGACTATCGCACCAAATCGCCGGTCCGCATGGACGCCGCGCAGATCATCCATCTGCTGCCTGACGAAGATGTGGTCACCCCGGATGCGAACCATCCCAATACCAACTATCCCGCCTTCGCCCGCTTCGTGCTCCAGAAGGTCGCCGCATCGCTGGGCATCAGCTACCCGCAGCTGTCGCAGGACTGGTCAGGGATCAACTATTCGTCGGCGCGCGCGCTGCTGAACGAGCTCTGGCGCTCCTTCCTGGAAGACCGTGAGTTCTTCACCCAGCAGTTCTGCACACCGATCTATGCCGCCTGGCTGGAGGTCGAGGTTGCGAATGGCGACATCATGATCCCGGGCGGCCCCCCCAACTTCTACCGCAACAAGACGGCCATTTGCATGGCCGAATGGATCGGGCCCGGGCGCGGATCGGTCGATCCGCTCAAGGAGGCGAACGCCGACAATCTCGACACGGCGGCGGGCCGCAAATCGACGGTCGAAGCCATCCTGGAGCGCGGCCGCGATCCTTCTGACGTGCTGGCCGAGGAAGACTGGTACCTCAAGGAACGGGCGAAACGGAGCATGGATGCTCCCAACCACAACGTGAAGGCCGCACCAACCGGCGCGGAAGATGATCCAAGCGAGACAGAGCCGGCCGGCGTTCCGCCGGCGCAACCGGAGCGCAGAGCCGCATGACCGACTTTCCTCTCTGGGCCGAGCGCCTCTACAATCGTCCGCTGGCGCTGGACCGGTTCAAGAATGAGGTGCTGTGCGAGTTCGCCCAGACCCGCATTACCAGCGAACGCCCCAGAAAGCTGACGGCCGCCACGCTCGATCGGGTCGATCACGATCCCGAGCGCATTGAGGCAAACGAGGGCTTCGCCACCTTTCAGGGCCCCAACGGCGTCCGGCGCTGCTTTGCAGCTTATGGCGACATTGCCGTCATTCCGGTTCGCGGTTCGCTCGTGCATCGCGGCGGCTGGCTCGATGCGGAGTCCGGCCTAATTGGCTACGACTTCCTGCTGCGCCAGGCGCGCGCCGCCTCCACGGACGACAGCATCACCGGCATGATGCTGCCGTTTGATTCCGGCGGAGGCGAGTGTGCCGGCATGTTCGCCGCGGCCGAGGAGCTTGCCAGCATGGCCAAGGCCGAGGGCGGCAAGCCGATCTATGCCTATCTCGATGAGCGGGCCTGCAGCGCGGCCTATGTGCTGGCCAGCGCCTGCGACAAGATCATGGGGCGCCGCGAAGTGATGGGCGGCTCGATAGCGGCCATCATCAACATGGTCGACAAGTCCAAGATGTACGAGAAGGCCGGGCTGGAGCCCATCGTGATCCGGGCCGGCTGGGCAGACCGGAAAGCTCGCTGGAGCGGTGTGGAGCCTGTCGACAAAGAGACGATCAGCCGGCTGGAAGAGATTGTCGACGAGGCCAGCGAGCAGGTGGTGGAGTTCGTCGCGGCGATGCGCGGCGATCGCGGCGTGACCGCCAAGTCCCTCAAGGACCTGCGCGGCGAGGTCTTCACCGGCAACGACCTGCTCAAGTTCGGCCTCATCGACCGCATCGCGTCCGAGCGTGAAGCCTGGGACGCGCTGATCGCCGAAGCCCGGTCTGCCTGACCGGCCAGCACAGGAAAGCATCATGACCATCAGCAAGCGCCTCGCCGCGCATCGGGCCTCTGCGCCCGACGAAGACCCCGAAGTTCCGAGCTCGCCGGCCGCCCCGGACGAGAACGAAACCCCTGAGAATCCGAAGAAGAAGGATGATCCAATGCCCGATGAAACCGAAAACAAGGCGGCCGTCGATGCGGCCCGCACCGAAGGGCACGGTGCGGGCTTCAAGGCGGCCAATGAACGCATGGCCAAGGTCCTCGCCTCCGAACATTATGTCGGCCGAGAAGCCCTGGCCCAGTCGCTGCTCGCCAGCGAAGCCCTGACCGCCGATGACGTGATCGGCCATCTGGAAAAGGCGCCCAAGGCCGCCGCATCCACCACGACGGCGCTGTCCGAGGAGCAGCAGCGCGCCGCCGCGGAGGAGGCCGGTCGTACCGAGATGAAGGCCGCGCTCGAACAGACCACCAACAGCAACATTGACGCCGATGGCGGCAAGAAGCCGGACAAGAAGGCGGAAGCCGACAGCGTCTGGGCCAAAGCCTACGGCCTGAACAAGGAGGGCAAGTGACATGGCCGCTGTGGCATTCAACAATAAGCGCTCTTTCTGCTACCTGGGCGAGAGCGCCGCGCTCAACATCATCAACGAAGAGATCGTCATCGCCTCGGGCGCCGGCGTGCTCGATCCCGGCACCGTGATTTCCCAGATCACGGTGGGCGGCAAGTATGTGCCGCACGACACCGCCCTGTCGAACGGTGCAGAGCTGCCCGAAAACGCCGCGATCCTCGGTCATGCCGTCGACGCCACGGACGCCGATGTGAAGACCGTCGCCACGGTGCGGGGCCCCGCCACCATCAACGGCAACATGCTGACCTACAAGGCCGGCATGTCGAACGCCGCCAAGATCGCCGTCCGCAACGCCCTGCGCGCCAAAGGCATGGCGGTCCTTCCCCAGCACGCCGGCGAATAACCGCCCGCTTTTTCTCGAAAAGGACCATCTATCATGGCCATTTCCATGGCAGTTTTCGGCGGTGACGCTTTCACCCAGGCGTCGATGATCCGGGGGCTCGACCGCCGCCCCTATGTCCCCAACCAACTGGACAGCGTGATCGGTTTCGAGCCAGTGCGCGCGACCACCGACACGGTCTATATCATCGGCCGCAAGCGCTACATGAGCCTGATCCGCACCACGCTGCGCGGCGCGCCGATCGAAATGGCGCAGCCGGACGACAAGGATGCCCGTCCGCTGCGCATCCCTCGCCTGGCCAAGGGCGACAAGCTCTACGCACACGAACTGGCGAACATCAATCCGCTCGAGGATGAGACGGAGACCGACCGCGCCGCCGCCGAAGTCGCCAAGAAGCAGGACAAGCTGATCGGTGATACGGAAGCGACCTTCGAATTCCAGCGGCTCGGCGCGCTCAACGGGCTGATCCTGGACACCGACGGCTCGACGCTGGTCAACTTCTGGACCGAGTTCGGCATCACGCCGCCGGCGGACATTGATCTGACGCTGGACGATCCGAACATGACCATCGGCCAGCTGCGAGAGAAGATCGCAAC